CTTGCTTCTTAGCAACATGTTTTTCAATATCACTGAGAAGAATTTCTGCGGTAATGTAGTAAGTATACTCTTTAGTGTCCTTTAAAGTCTTGTAACGTCTGTAATCAGACATAATCTTGATAAGTGAGTCTTTGCTTGACATTTGAGATTGATTTGTAGTTGAAGAAGCTGCTTCAGTATTTCCAGCTAAATGCAGTAGTGACATTATAATTCTGGAACGCTCTACTCCATATTCACTAGATGTAAGAATCCCCATGTTGTTATTTCTATTAAGAGTGTTGTAACGACTCAGTAGTAGAATCTTATCTTGGGTATTTGGTAAAGCATTAAAGGCTTCTTCCAGTCTGTTTGCTGCAATTAAGTCTTTGATAGTCATATTACTATTCTTTTTTGATTGTTTACATTAAGGGACACCAAGTAAGTAAGACCCTCCTCTACTTTAGAAATGATCCACCATTCATTGTTGTACTTGATTCTTTGTTTAATAGTAGTTTGAGTCATCATAATGATCTTTTTTGCTTCCTTTAGTTTTGTAAATCCATCTGTCTGTAGGTTGTGGAATAATTCGTTGCTCTGACGCAGTGCAAGTTAAATCACCGTAACCATAAGTACAAAACCTTGGAGTAGAATCAGGATTTAAAATAAAATCCTTATATCCGCGCAATATTTCCAAAGTATTTACAGATTGTGTTTTTTCACCTAATGCCATTATTGACCACTCCCCACTGTTATTTCTAAGACGGTTGATTCGCCAGGATTACAAATTCCGGCAATCGTATTAACTGTTTCATCTACATTGCGTAATATATAATCTTGCGTAAGTATAGAACCTTTTCCAATATAATCACAATTTGGTTGAGGTGTAGTGGTGCTTACCTGCGCATTCATACCACTATCAACCCCAAACCCTAAATAGACCCCTACATCATTATTAGTATTAGTGATTTTTAATGTTTGTCTTTTAAAGTTTCCGATTGGTGTAAAAACTGTAAAAGCCCCGTTTTCATCGACTTCTAATTTAAACGACCATCCCTCAGCACAAAAATTTTTTTGCGTGGTAAGTTGATTTATAGGTGGGTTTCCTATGCCTGTCATTATTAAGCTGTCCTTTTCCAAATATATGCGGCCTGATAAACGGGTATAATGCTAAACGGAGAAGAACCAGTATTATTAGAAGTAATGGCTTGTGCCGTAGTTCCGGCAGTAGTAGCCAACCCTCCCAAATTACTTGCTCCAATGTAAGTGCTTGATGCTCCGCCCGTTCCATTGCCTAAAGTAATAGTGCTGGTAATAGTAGGTATATTAGCGGCGGAAAGGGTAACAGTTGCCGCACCACCAGTAGAAGTATAAGTTGATCCATGCGCTACTATAAACTTATCTAGAATTGCTGCCCATGTACCGAAACCCAATAAAGTAGCTGGATTAGTAGAATCAGTTTCATTTATATAATAAGAACCAACCGGATATACCGCCGCAAGGATAGTTGTTAAATTGGCGGGGCTATAATAGTCTGTTCCTGCCACTGCTGCAGATAAAACACCGCTGGCAGCTTTTAAAAGCCCGGTAGTAGTGGCACGTTTTAAATCTCTTCCTCCAGTTCCGCTATATAGCGCAATCTCATTATCTACCGATACAGTATTAGAAGTCATTGTAACGGTTTCAAGATTTACAACATATTTCCAATAAGTAGGGTTGCTAGTAGAATTACCTATATTATCATCAGTAATAGAGCCGTATAAAATATATGTACCAGGCGCACGTGCTAAAGAAAATTCATAATAGGTTTCATCAACAAAATATTCAGGTATACCTTGTTGGTAAAGATAAGAAAGAGAGGTGGTAATAACATAATCTAGGGCTTGCTCTTCTTCTAAAGGTGGCAACCGTTGCGCATCAATTGTGGCTTCTAACCATCCTAAATCCCATGCAGGCAAGTCTTGTATTTCCGTAGGATCATCGGTAATGAGTTTAGCACCAGTTTGCGCTGATCCAAATTGTCCATTATTTGCTGCACTTTGCGCAAAAATCTTTAATAAAAAGCGTGAAACCCTGGACATTTTTGTTTAAACTCAATTCAGTTTTTATAAGGAATTTATTATATTTTATATAAGTCCTAGCCATAAGTAAAGCGTGGTACATCTGCACTTGCGGTCAATAAGCTATCTATAGCATTAAAATAAGTTCCATTACTTGCGCGGGTAAAGGTAACATTTGAATTCAAATCACTTGAACCATAAGCAAGTAGGGTTCCGGGAGATTCAGTAATTATAGTAAGTCCTACCCCCATAGGACGCGGTAAAACTTGCTTTTGGATGGCAACCTCAATAATGGGGCTTAATTCATTTGGAATTAAATAAACCATTTCCATATCACCGTATGAAAATGGTATTACGTCCAAACCAAAGAATGCATAAATAGCAGAATTAATATCACCTACTGAATGATTAGAAGTATTTTGAACTATTTTTAATTTAAGTATAGTTCGATATTCTGCGTCACTTAAAGTAATTTGCTGGCTTACAATATCTATATAAGTAAGCCATTTACCCGGCTTAGTTTCAAAATCATCGTAGGTACTGAAACCGATTTTAGTAGGATATTCGGTGGGAGAATCATCATATTCATAAAATGCAAAAAACCCCTCGAGAACGAGGCGCGTAAAAAACCGATCTACGCCTATATATTTACCTAAAATATCCAGTTGTTTCCCTACTGCTGTTTCTAAAGCGTAACCGTCCCGAACGTCAAATATTACACCGTTAGCAAGTAATTGCTCAATAAATAACGAAATAGTCGCACGGGCATTAGTTTGATTATAGTATTGTATAATCAATAGGTTAGTATAGTATTCTATTATATTATCCAACTCTTCTTGTGTCATTATGGCAATACCGTAATATCTATCCTAGTTGTATCAATTACCCATTGCGCGTCAAGGGTAGGAGCTGGGATATAATCTTCTATTGAATAAACAAAACCATCATCGGAAATTTCTACGTTTACTGCAACACCTTGCGAACCGGTAGCAATTAAAGCCTCACGCGCTACTTCTGTAATGCGGCTGGTTTCTGCGTATTGTCCTATAGAATAGGTAAGGTTTGTAACTATATATTCTTTAATAGAGGTTAAATCAAAATCAGGTAAACTCATTACTGGTTGAATATCAAAGCGGATATATAAATCAACGGCGGTGGGACGGTCAAATTTTGCAATAAAATTAAAATTACTAGGGGTAATAATATCAACTTCTACTGTGCCTTTCATATTTGCGCCGTATGATTTTTTTTCATAAATAGCGTTTCCGATATCCGTATTTGCCCCCCCTTCCACTACTAGCCAGATTCCGTGGGCGGGAATTCCGTATATATCTACAGAATTAGTAACGTTTTCATATATTACCGCCTCAGAAACCCCAGCTAAATTAAGTACAGTACCTAAAAGCCCATTTAAATAGCCATTAGATGCAAGGGCAACCGATTGTTGCCTGCGTACTCGCAATTGTGCGTCTGTTTCCTCGTTTTGCCCCACTTCAAGAGGCGCACTAGGATTATTTACAGAAACAACCCCTAATACGATTGTAACCGGGGTGGTAATGGTATTAACTGTGGTTTCAACTTTTCCTATTTGCTGCGCCCTAAAATTGCGTGAATATGTGCCAGCGGTAAAAGTCTCACTATCTACCAATATAAACCTGTTGCCTGCATTATCTTGTACTGTGTACCCCACGCCATTAATGCTGTTAAATTCAGCGTCCAAACCTTGCAGGGTGATAGTACGGTCAATTACTAAAGTAATAGGTTGGATGGTAAATGTGCCGCCAGCGCGGGCAATATTGTTTATTGCGCACCTTTCATCTAAAATACGCCCTATAGCTAAATCAGGATCAAAGCCATTATTTACTTCAACTATCAATTCCCTAATATCTTCTGAAGCCTGCGCAAAAATCCCTACTAACTGTCCATCGGGGGAATTTGAATCAAGATTAATATCATTTCCATAAATTTGCTGTAACCCAGTATTAAGGGCTGTTGTTATTTCTGGCAATGTGGAAACGGTTAAACCGTCTGCATTAAAAGTATCAGCCATCTAAAAACCTATCGTTACTGTATTTTGAAATGTAGTAGAAAATATTGTTAATATATTATATCGCGTAGTAAGATTACGGTTAGTAAGAATAGTATCAAAACTTATAATGCTTGTAACGCCGTAACTTTGCAAAATTATCCTTCTAATATCTTGCTCTAATAAATCCCGTTGCCCTTTTGAGCCTAAACGGTTTACCCAATCAATGCCTGCATTCTGATCGAAAAAACAATCATTCAGCCAGCTTTTAATTCTAGTTTCGATATTAAACCCGATTGCAATATTGTTGCTGGCATAATTATTTAATCCCGCACCAAATGTCCAATCACCTTCTGTTGTTAAAGCCCTAAATATCATTTATGTCCCCGCCGTAACAATTCCATTTACTACTGTAACACTATTTACGAATGTGCCGCTTGTGCCATTTGTAGAAGATACCACGCCGCCGCTTAAAGTATGCCCGTTCAATGTAACATTATTACCAAAGCCAAAGGTTCCGCCGCCGCTTCCAGTTGTCAATCCATCGACTTGCAAACCACCTTTGATATGCATGTTTCCGTCAATAGTGGAATTGCCTTTTATCTCTTCATTGCCGTTTACAGTTAAATTACCTGTAATAAGCATATCACCATTTTGTTTAAAAAGCTCCGCGATACTTTCAATCAAATCTTCTGTAAGGGAAATGCGGCTGGTAGAATTATAAGAAAGCCTTACCCCATCAGCCAAATAATCAGCAATAGAATCCTGTAAAGAACGTATACCCACCAAGGCAAACCCATCGCTTAAACTATGCTTACGTAATGTAACCGGGGCTTGTACGCCGCCATTTATAAACCATTGGTCAATTTCGCGATCATTAAAAAGAATGATACAATTATCACCTTCTGCAATTGGCATGCTCAAAAATGAATTGCCCCCAAATAATACCAATACCGGGCAATCTAATAAAATAGGCCGGTCTTGGTAAATTCGCGTCCCATCAACTTGAATTTCCACCAATTTCTTAATTGCAAATTCTATACTAGCTGTTTGGTTTGCAGTGTCAAAAGAACGAATAATTCCAATCTGTACGCAATTTATTTCTGCCGATAAAGTGCTTTTCAAAGTATTAAGCAAATCAGTTAAGACGGGAGGTTGTAGTTGTTCTAAACTTTTCATATTATAGAAAACCCTCCTAATAATTGATTGCCAACCATATTAAATATACTGTAGCAATTGCCGTTAACGGCTTCCGAAATAATACCCCGGTGCGTAACCCCTGTTACTTTATATATACCATTATATTGCTGTTGAACGCTGGAAACCAGATCAATTATTTGCCCCATAACAATACGCGGCTCTAACAATGTTGTAACAGTCAAATATGATTGATCCCGGCGCGGCGTATCTATTAACCCCGTGCTGGCATCAATGAGGGAAATGCTATTATTAACAAAAACTTCATTCTGGCCTTGAATATTGATTACAGCAAGATCAATGAAAGTATTATTTAAAGCGGGATTAGCGTATTGTTGGATAAGTTGATAAACATTTCCTTCTAATACTACAGGACGCGAAAGAATATCTTGCATGCCAGGAGTGGCATTTGTAATTTTTCCTATAGAAAGATTAGGAAATTGACCTGCCAAGAACTCTAAAGTATCGCTCAAAGTTGTGCCTGCGGCAAGTGTGGTGCTTATCAATGTTTGGTTAGTATCAAAATTTCCATCTCTTGCGTCAATAGTAGTAACAATATTCGTTCCTTCACGGGTGGAATTGGCCTCGTAAATATCACCAATAAAAACTACCGTAAGATTGTCGTAACCCATTTCTACAATGATTTTATAGCGGCGCGTATCAAATCGATCTTGAAATATTAAATTGCGGTGCGTGGCAGATAAATTATAAATCTGCAGTGTCATGCCATTTAAAGAGGCCATAACACTGCGGTGTATATTAAATTGTATTGTCAATTTATCCTGCACAACGATTGCTGTGCCGTCTGTATTTTGTATCGTGATCCTATAATGTCTTCCAAACTTCACTAAAATAATTCCGCTTCAATTTGTAAAACTTCCACACGGTTTAATAAATATAGGGTAATACGCCCATCCACAAAGTCATTTATAAATTGAGGTTCGTAACCGTCAATAGAATTACACATTAACCCAAATGGTAATAAATTCTGCCAAGAACGCAAGCAATTAGGGGAAACGGTTAGTAATGCGCCATTTAGTACAAAATCATTATAACTTAAATTATAAGCCCATCCATTTTGAGTAGATAAAAAATATAATTCCAGCGTTACTACTTCCCCATTATCCCCAATGAGATTACATTTTTGACGCGCCGCATTTGTTAGTTTATCAACTTGCCTTGTCATTTATTGATACCATAATTTCCAGGCCAAAGATTCCAAAGGTTGACTAGAACCCTGGTTATTGCCAAGTTGTGAAGTAGTTTGATTCTGCTGCTGGCTACGGTTTTGATATTTTGAAGGGTCAAAACTTACCGTTTGCACATCAACTGTACGTATTTCTTTAAGTGTAATGGAAAAATCGCACATAGTGCGCGTAGTTTCGTCTTGATTTGCTACAATACTTTCAATC